GCCATTCAATGTTCATTCCAAAATAAGGTGCTGCCATCTCAACAAACTGACGGACAGAATATTGTTTTCCAGTAGCAATCACATAATCATCTGGTTCTTTTTGTTGTAGCATAATCCACATTGCTTCAACATAATCCTTAGCGTGTCCCCAATCACGCTTAGCATCAAGGTTACCTAACTTGAGAACTGTCTGTTTTTCTTCAGATAATGCCTTAAATCCTTTAGTAATTTTACGGGTTACAAATGTTTCTCCTCTTCTAGGAGATTCGTGATTAAAAAGGATACCTGTACAAGCATACATTCCATATGCTTCACGATAGTTCTTAGTAATCCAGTATGCGTATAGTTTTGCTACCCCATAAGGAGAGCGGGGATAAAAAGGAGTAGTTTCACGTTGAGGAACTTCTTGAACAAGACCATAAAGTTCGCTTGTAGAAGCTTGATAGATGCGAACACGATCTTCCATACCCAATAAACGCACTGCTTCAAGAACCCGAAGAGTACCCATACCATCCACATCAGCAGTGTATTCAGGCATCTCAAAGGATACTTTGACGTGACTCTGAGCACCAAGATTATAAATTTCATCTGGTTGAACTTTTTGAATAACTCTAACTATATTAGTTGAATCTGTTAAATCTCCATAATGTAATTTAATATTTTGAAATATATGATCAATACGATAAGTATTGATCATAGAAGAACGTCTAATGATGCCATGAACTTCATATCCTTTTTCCAAAAGAAATTCAGCAAGATATGATCCATCTTGTCCAGTAATACCTGTAATTAGAGCAACTTTCATTATTTTAAAATTAATTTTTTATACCACTCAATTGTTTTATCTAAACCATCTTCGAAAGAAACTCTAGGAGACCAACCAAGTTGATTTTTAATTTTAGATATATCTGTTGAATAACGACGATCATGTCCAGGTCTATCATTTACATATTCTATCATGTCATCCCCCATATTCATATGATTCAATATAGAGCGAACAAGATCGATATTTTTCATCTCACAATTTCCACCTATATTATATTTTTGCCCCTCTTTCCCCTTTAACCATACTTCAATCAATGCTTCACAATGATCCTGGACATATAACCAATCACGAATTTGTTGCCCATCACCATAGACAGGAACCTTTTTACCAGACAGCAGATTAGTTATAGCTTTAGGAATCATTTTTTCTTGATATTGTCTAGGACCATAGTTATTTGAACAATTTGTAATTATTGTAGACAAACCATAAGTGTTGTGATATGCCATTACAAAATGATCACTTGCTGCCTTTGATGCTGAGTATGGATTTCTAGGAGAATAGTTAGAATTTTCTGTGAAGTATCCTTCTTCAATTGATCCATAAACTTCATCGGTGGAAATATGAATGAACTTTCCAACTTCATATTTCAAAGCAAGATTCAATAGATTAACAGTTCCACTAATATTGGCGTGAATAAATGGTGAGCAATCTTCTATTGAATTATCTACATGACTTTCTGCGGCAAAATGAAAGACAGTTGAAGGTTTATATTTTTTAAACACAAACTCACAACTATGTTTATCTGCAATATCCGTAGTGTATAATTTAACAGGATCTGGAATATTATGCCAATCGGCAGCATAAGTTAAATTATCAATACAAATAATTTCTTCTGTTGTACATTTAATAAGATGATGAAGAAAATTACTGCCTATAAATCCTGCACCACCTGTAACTAATATAGTCATTTTTGACCGTACCTTTCTAGAAGTTCTGGAGAATATTGTTGAATATCTTTTATATTTTTTTCTTCTCTTTTAGCATTCTCAAGATCATAAACTCTATTTCTAAGTTCTGTAGTTGAATATTGATGTCTTCTCATATGATAATGAATTTCTATACCATTATCAATGCAGTATTGTTTTCCAGTAACTTCAACATCTCTATATTCTTCACTCAAAAAACGAATGTGAAAAGTTTGAGTCTTGATAAGATTTAAGAGATCTGCTTCAGTATCGTAAACAAGAATTTCATCCACATATTTACACGCCTGTACCTGAGCATATCTTTCGTAGATAGACTGTACTGGTTTATTTTTTAAACCAGGTCTATCTATAGTAGGATCAACTTGAAGTGCTACTTTTAAATAATCGCACATTTCCTTTTCCATTTTGAGCATTGTAACATGTCCAGCATGAAAAAGATCAAAACAACTACAATTAAATCCGATTTTCATACGAATATACTTTTTTATCATTATACTAAAAAAGGTGGGTTTATGCAACCCACCTTTATGTGCTCAGGCTCGCCACCAATTCTTTGACTGGAAATTGGAAACCAGGCGGGAGAGAGTCCCATCCGCACCAACGTCATTTTAGAGATGCCGTAAACTCAAATAGGGTCATATTTGACTCCACCAGTATAAGTTTTAAGTCGTTCCAGGACTAATGTAAAGTTGGGTTAACTTTGATATCTCAGTAATACCAAAAAATGCTATTAGAAATAACACGTCCCAAAGTTTAAGTTTGATAGCAAAAGGAATGCCGAGTAATCCCCCAACAAACTTTATCATCAAACCACTTTTAAAATCTCCCCACAACATAACTTGATAACCAAGTAGAAGGAGAAGGTTCCCAAGATACCTCAGGACACTTGTTTTAGACATAAGGGGTTTTCATCACCGACCAGTGCTGTTATAGACCATCCGTGTCTTCTTCGTCATCTTTTACATAACAAGGAACTCTATCTGGATCTAACCAAAGCGCATAGTTGAAATCTTCCATTGCAGTAGAGCATTGTAGACCATTATCAAAAAGATAAATGTCATTCCAGCGTTTGGTATAGTAATTTTGCTTTTGCATACGGTAATCGGGTTTACCGTTGAGTTCAATAATACCTGCTTCTACAAAACGGTATTCTCCACGCTCCAGAAGAACTTTGGGTTTCACGCTTCAACTGCCTCAAGATCGCTGGCGACATACTCCATAAGCATTTCGTAGTCGTCAAGGGGGTCACCAGAAAATACTACTCCTTCATTTTCGTAGAAGCGGCGCACCTTTTTATAAAGTTTCGGACTCTTTACGTCAAGGTAGATTTCCCCGTTAGCAGCAAGACGAAGAGTGCTAACATCTTTTTTGAACTTTTGAATCAGAGACATTGTTTTGAATGTTGACCTTAGTATTATAAGGGTTTGAGACTTTTGTGTCAAGTGTGCCAGTGAAGTAACTGGCAATCGGAGTATTCGGATTTGAACCGAAATTATTCCTGCTCCCAAAGCAGGTGCCATGACCAAGTTAGGCGATACTCCGTAGTTCCAACTCACCAGAATGAACTGCTGCGTGGCAACAAGCACATAATAGCACACATCCCTTTATTTCGTCAAGAATGCGTTCGTGACTCCATCCACGAATCCCATGAAATTTAGCATCTTTTTGAGAAGGGTCTAAGTGATGAACTTGAAGTGCTGATGAATATTTATCATATCCACAAGAAACACATTTACCTCCCATTTCTTCTATAATAAAACTTCTTTTTTTCTGCCCCAACTCTAATCTATATTTGTTATGGCAGGCACCACATACTGATTTTTTATGTCCATAAAATTTAGATGGGTCGGTTTCTCCACAATGCCCACATTTATGCGTTCTCATTTTGGTAGAATAAGTTTATCTACCATTATTTATGTTTTTTGTCAAGCGGTTCCCAGTGCTGCCAGTTGTATTTATGAATTGCCCAGATACCCATAATCGGTGGAACAATCAAAAGATAACAAATAATTCCCAAAGTAAAAGGAGTTTCTAATACCCACCTTGAAAAATGTAACATCAATATCCTCTCCAAGTTTTAAACTCATAATAAAAATACTGATCAACAATCCAATTATCTAATGGAGCATTCTCTTCTCTTTGTGCCCATTCAATACAAAAATCTACAATCTTATGATCATTCAATGATTTGTGCCCCCACATTCTTACAAATGCAGAGGCTGCAAAGTGATATTTTTGTTTAATGTGCGGTCCCATTTCCCTTATAATCTTTGGAGTCATAATATCCTCCTCGTGTTCCGAAGTAGAGTGTTGATAAAACAAACGGGATTGAAACGAATAGAAGTGCTTTTGCTAATAACATTATAAAAACATTCCTGGTTTATAATCTACTATTTGTTGAATCTCATCAAGTAGTGCTCCATACTCTTTAAACTTTCTATCTCCTGCAATAAAATGTCTTTGTCTTATCCAAACAGCATCTGCAAGTAGTTTCAGTTCATACTCCGATAAATCTTTAAAACGTTCCATTGTAAATCTCCTTTATCTAACGTGATGACCACCAAACATATAACGCATCCCGTTCAAGATTTTTGCTCCGAATGATCCGAGATTGCGTGAGTTAAATCTTTCAAATAGGGCAGTAGTAATGACAGGAGCGGGAACCCCCAAATCCACAGCGGCAGAAACAGTCCAACGACCCTCACCGCTATCGGAAACTCCACCAGAGAAGCGTTTAAGGCTACCATCCCTGCGTAGCACATCAGCAGTAAGATCAAGTAACCAACTACCAACCACGCTACCACGACGCCATAACTCAGCAACCTCAGCAACATCAATATCGTAGCAATAGGATTCTGGGTCTGCCATTGGTGCAACTTCTGCGTCTCCTTCTCTGACATACTGAGCACCTAGATTAGCGTTCTTCAAAATATTGAATCCTTCTGCATATGCCTGCATAATGCCATATTCAATTCCATTGTGAACCATTTTTACAAAGTGTCCTGCACCAGGGCCACCACAATGCAACCAACCAAACTCCGCAGAGGTTACGTCCGAGTCAAACTGAGTCCTCGGGGCAGCGGTGATTCCTGGAGCGAGGGCATCAAAAATCCTTGCACAAGTGGCGACCGCAGTATTTCCGCCACCAACCATAAGACAGTATCCACGATCCAAACCATAAACACCACCGCTAGTGCCACAATCAATATATTGGATACCAAGTTTTGCCAGGCGTTCTGCTCTTTTCCGACTGTCTTTAAAATTGCTATTGCCATGATCAATAATAATATCTCCTTCACCACAATATCGTAGTAACTCATTGATTGTCTCCTCTACTGTTTCTGCAGGAACAACCATTTGGAAGATACCTGGTTGTTTTCCATCTTTTACTATTTGAACAAGGCTTTGTATAGAAGTTGTAACACCATTAACATATCCGTTTTCATATGCTTCTTGTGCCTTTTCATAATTTCTTCTGTATCCCCAAACTTCTATACCTGCTTTCATCATACGGCGAGACATACCTTCGCCCATTCTTCCAAGTCCAATTAATCCTACTTTCATATATTCTCCTATTGTGGATATGCGTTGTTAAGTCCCCATACAACAAAAAATCCAATCGTACCAAAAATAGTTAATGCGCTAAAAAGTAAATTAGTATTCATCATCATCCTCATAAGTTGATGGTTCTTCAAATAGTTCATCTAACTTTTGCTGTAAAACTCTTTCTTGAAGTTCTTGTAGGTCTTTGTCTGTTAAAACTATCATTTGTCCTTTAATAGTTCCTCCACTCTTTTACGCATATTAGTACTATCTTGTTTGAGATAATCCCTCAAAGAATAACCACGCCGTCCACGCATAATACAAGTGCCTTGATAAAACATCGTGGCAGCAAACACCAACAGAAAAGCAATGCCAATTATTTCAGAGTAATGTTGAGCCATGGAAGCAATGGTGGGATAACTCCAATCAACCTTAAAAGTCCCTCAGCAAATAAAGCAAGAACCACCCAACCGACGCACATACTAATGATGCTAGCATTACGGTTGTGTCGTCGTATTGCTGCATCGATCATCTCCTTAACTTCGGAACGGGTTACATAATCATCATCAAAAGGTTCCATCATTTCTCATCTCCAAGAAACTTCGCAAGAGGATCTCTCCTCGTTTTGACTATTTCAACTGCTCTCTTGTAGAACATATTATCTGTGTTCCCAGAGGCTTCAAAAGTTTCCTTGATCTTCACCCAATTGTCGTAGGTGTGCTGATCCATAAGGTTTAAGGTTGAATACTACTAGTTATACTAGTGAGTATTTTTAAACTGTCAAGTTTGTGTTGATACAAAAATATAGATTAAGAGAATCTAAAATTTTGTAATATTTCTAAACGGAGAGAACAGGAATCGAACCTGCGAAGCTTTTAAACCCAGCCGCTTTCAAGGCGGTGTCCTCGACCAACCGGACTCTCTCCAAATAAGTCCTCAACGGACTTCAAAATCTAATCGTTTAACTTTACGTTGACGACGTGCTTCTTGCCACTGAATATCTTCATTGGTAAGAACACTAGATTTTGTTTTTGTATGATAAGAGTTTAGCATAACAACATTAGATAAGTCAACTGCTGAGATCTTATCACCACGAATAGTCGCCATATTTGGACAACCACATGTTACAGTTTTACTATGATACCCTTCTAACTCCCTACCACAGGAGCGGCATCTGATTCTTAAGTT